TGGCATATTTGGATTCCACTTTTTCAGAACCCCAGGCATCCCGCATATCGTCCATTGACATCAGTTTCCCTGATTTTTTAAAGTATTCCCCTTTATGCCAGTACCAGGCCATTTTTGGATGTGAGAATTTGTATCCTTCACCTTTCAATGTTTCACGGACTGGAAAAGTGTTGCCGGTAATCCAGATCCAGGAACCAATCAGTTCGATAACAATGCCTGGCAAGCAGATAATCCGGTCCAGCCTTTGTCGCATTTCTTCTGAAACCTGCTGTTCGTACTCTTTTCTGGCATCCGAAAAATCAGCATTACCATTGATCAGCTTTTTGGACAGCCGGTCGTATTGATCATTGATTACCTGCATTATGGCTGTGTCGCCACCTTTGTCTGGATGATACAAAAATGCAAGTCGCCGGTATTCCTTGCGTAATTCATCCAACGTTTTAATTCCCTCGAAAAATTTCATGTATTTTACCAATGCCCTTTGGATTTTTTATGGCTCCCTTCGATTTTACTAAGGGCTAGTCTGGCTCGCCGATTAATTTTGAGCCAACCAACACATTGAGCAGTCCGGATTCTTGTCAATGGCCGAATGTCTGTTTTGAGGTACGAAAAACTGAACTAGCGCCATCGGCGTTGTTTCGGCTCGATGACGCTCACCGACCGTAACTTCGAAACAAGCCTTGACTTTTCCGGAATGCGGAAATACCTTTGCACGAAATTGTAGGAGAGAGAACCCCTCCTGATTATTCTTTGAAGGAAAGAACATAAAACAAGAGGCATTTCGCCTCTTGTAGCTGATACTGTTACGGTTATCTTTCGTAACAACTCTTATACGAATTGTATTCGAACTCAACCAATTCTTTGTCGAGCTCATCGGCAGCACCCTCGAAATAAACTGTTTCCAGATAATCAACGAATGCATCCCAAACTGTGTTAGTTTCCTGATTCTTTGCAGATGATTTTAAAGTGTAAGTTTTCATACGATAGTTTTTAAAAAATTCATGCACTTTTTACTGTTGAATTTTTCGGTAAACAAAAAGCAACTGGAAGATTTTTAGGACAGCATGGGAGAAAAATACCGGGAAAATTTTTGTTTAGGCGTAGTCCTTTAGCCGATAAATTCAACGGTCTCTTTGTGTGGATTTTAATAAAAACAAGTATGACGGGGCTCTTACACAATCAGCCGCGAAGGAGCTAGGAACCTCACAGTTTGGGAATCAGCTGATCTTTTGGGAATGGTTTATCGTGGTGCTCCGAACACCAAAGAATTTTGAGTTACTAAACTCATTAGAGTTGTCGTAAAAAAGTAACTGCGGAATGTTAGTGAGGTAAGTCAAATAGCCTGGAACGTTTATGGCTATTGCTAAATCCTCGGGCTCACAAACGTAGAACCACCAGCTTTGTAGAGAATTGTTCCGTATTTTGTCCAGAATCTTTTATCAACAGCATCCCCGAAGTGGGTAGCTTCTTCAGGGAGGATCGAATCCCTTCGTTCTGAGGATTTATCCTTTGCAAACTTCCCTTCCTTTTCAATTACCCTGGTATTATTCATCGAAATAATAGTGAACTTACAATTCCGGCCATTGATGATGAATTTCGGGTATCTGGGATCATTACCTTTCAAAACATTGAGCCACAACAAATATTTATCATGCTGCGGAGGTTCCATGCCTTTATGCACCTTGGTAAGTACTCTCCATCCTCTTTTTTCCAGGCGCTCAATGGCCTGTTCGTTGTATGGCTTCGAGTTTTTTACGTTTGGCTGGCGGTGATCGCCGTATCTATCCCGATAATAAAACAAATCACGGCATGGATGCTGCTTGTAATAATCGCAGAACATATCCACCAGATCATCCACCGGAACACTTTTGGCCGTTTGTGGTTTAATGAAGAATTCATTAATCACGCAATCAACCGGTTCAATCATCTTGGTCACGAAGTTAAAGTTCCGCTCCTGACCAACAGAAAAGAGGTTGATCTTGGCTCCCCAATCCGGAACTATTTCCAGTGGCCTGTTGGGATCACAGTCCAGATCAAAACGGCTGTCAGGCGTTGAGAGCTGATCGGCATCCCAATTTGAGTTTTCTGCCAGACCACGGATAAAATCATCGTTATAGGCATCGTAATAAATATGCTTCTGGCTGTCCAGCGGATAATAACAGTCCTCCACTTTATCTATGATCCAGTTTAGGATCTCGATCATGAAGGTCATCAGGTTTTGCTTGTCGTATTCGCGAACGATGTACGACATGCCTAAGTTCTCCACATTATCGAAAGCATTGGCAAGTGTAAACAGAACACCCTGTTTTGAAGCGAATGGAGCAATTTGTTTCTTCAGTCGGACTGTTTCATTCCAGATATCCTTAAACAGCCGTTTGTCTCCTGCTTTGTAGGCTTCGATCACTTGAATCTGAAGTTTGACGATCCTGTTCCAGATATCGAAAATCGGAATACCTGCTTCGTCCATGTAATAATCCCCATACCGGAGCAACCACATTTGTTCACGGGTATAAGGCATGGAGGACACATACCTGAATCCATGGTGCTGTCGAATGCGTTTATTGGATCGAAAACCAAAATGCTCCTCGTTTCCACGGTTAGCCGGTGAAACTTCCTCGTCGTATCGTGCTTTATTCAAAGTCAACGCTTCATCCACAATTTCACGGTCGAGGTTCGGCCCACGGCTCGAACCGGCCCTTTCTTGGGAAAGCATTAGAAAACCAGTTCCGTTGGCAAATGAGATATAATTATCGAATTTGGTAACGGGCTCATAAGGAGTAAGGAATGTTTCAGGAGGTTTACCTCCGATCTTAAAATCCTTATCCTTTTCGTAGCCAATCTTCTCCAGGAACTTGATGGTTGAAGGAAGTGTTCGGGTATATATCTGACCGTAGGTACGGCCGGTGATCGATGTAATGGATCGTGGCATCCGTCGAACGATCTCGTTGATTTCCCAGCCGATCACATATGATTTCCCTGTACCACGTCCCTGGATGTCCACTTCGCTTTGAGCGTTGTTTACAACCGATATTTTCTGTGGGCTATTCAGGTCAATGAGTTCTGTGATCATGGGATAATGAGTTCAGTTGAAAATCAATTCAATAATTTACGAGTTCATAATTTGCTCGGCATCCGCATCAGTGAGTTCATTTCCGCCGTAGATGAGCCTGTTCAGTTCACGGGTCGCGGCAGTCGGCAGGTTTTGCAGGCTGTCCAGATCCAGCTTGATCTGTTGATTGTTGTTCTGGATCAGGATATAGAACTGATGTTTTTCAGTTCGCCTGGGATCTTCCAGGTTCTCCGGTTTTCCTCCTATTGCTTTCATAAGGTTGGTATGTTCCGCCGAGATTACCTTACGGTCCCTATCTGTGTTTCCTTTTCGGCATTCCATGATGTTACCGATAATATCATTGATCAGCCAGGTTTGCCAGAAATCAAAATCGAAGGTATGGATGGTGTTAAAAAGTTTCAGGCACAGGCGCATATCTTCATAGGCAACCGAAGTCACAATATCCGGATATTTAATCCTATGCAAGGCAATGGCTTGCTTTTGCATCGGGTTTTTATCCAGAATTTTCGAGAGCGAAACAATCCGGTCGAGAAGATTACTCAGATCCGCAGGAAGTGGTGAGTGATCCGGATCAAGCATATGCGCCTTGATGGTTTCATATTTTAAATTCTCTAATGCTTTGCGGCTCATATGGAATCTTTTAAAAAGTTAAGCATTTGTTGCTGCGATGGACTGCTGCCATTCTGTGCAGACTGCTTGATGGCTTTTCGCATCACAATTTTTGCGGTAAGCCTGCCTTTCAGGTAAGCTGCTACTTCCGGAAAAGTAGAGTTCTTGCTGTCAATTCGGAAACCGAAAGCTTCGGTTTCTTCCTCGTTTAGTTCCAGGTTAATGGCAATGTCCTCAGCACCAAAGAACAGTCCGGCCATATCTTCAATTTCTTTAAGCTGTTCCTCTGAGAAATTCATTTTCAAGGGTTTTTAAATCGAAGTCAAAAACTGAAGCATCTGTAAAAATTGTTCCTCGTTCCATTTTGGGGTTATCGGTGGCATTCTGACTGGTCAGGATGGTAATTTTCCAATCCTCGTTCCATATCAAAGCTATTTTGGCATGGATTGAAGTGCAACGGTAATCAAAGCTGTTCATCAGCATTTGAAATGGAATCGGGCTCATGGTTTTCACACGGTTATCAATGATCACCCGAAAGGATAGTAGCTGTTTCTGTGACAATTTCAGGTTAAGCTGTTCGATGCTTTTTTGACTGAATGAATAGGAAGTCATAAAAGCATGAGCCGGACCGGTTTGTTTGAGAATGTACATCATCAAACGAACCAAATTGAAATTTCCCCAGCTGTAAAAATGGGTAGTCAACCCATTTTGCAACTGGCCGATGGCTTTGGTGAGGCTTTTGTCGGAATCTGCGACAAAAACCACTTCGACAGGCTCAGTGACCAGGCTAGCAGCTTGCTGTTTGCCAGTTCCTTCCTGCGTATTATTTCCTGAATTATCGACCGATAATTCAGGAACAATGCTTTGAATAGAATTAGTTAGCATTTAGGCTGACTAATTTTAAATCGATTTCCTGAATGAACTTCAATCGGCCTTTGATCCGGTTTTCAATCCGGGTTCGTTTGGGACCGGATGGCATGGTCTTTTTTTCATCACCTTTAACCATCGTTTGATAATCCAGCATATTCTGATCCTTGGTATTGGCAGTCTGCTGATTCTTCTTCATTTTCCGCAGCTCTTCAGGATCATCAGATAAAGTGGTTTCCGTCAATTCCTGAGGTTTTGGCCAAACATCGTTCTCAATAGGAAGCTCACCGTTTTGTTCGAACTGTTGACGAATCTTAAAAAGATACTCCAAGCGAATGGTGAAATCTTTGACAAGGTCAAAGATTTCGGCTCGTTTGGTTTTTAAAGCCTGGCTATTCCCCTGTGGCATTTCGGTCAGGATTCGATGGGTTTTACTGCGTTCCTGAAAGGTTTCTGCATATTCGGCAATTATCCTGCGGATGATTGGTGGATATTCAGCAATATTTGTTGCAGATAATGCCTCAGGCATTTCTGCAAGTGAAAGATCAATAGCTGAAGGATTGGGTGCTGTTTGATCAGCTAATTTAGTTTGAATTAGTTCGGAAATTTGGGTTGTTTGTTTTTCATTTTCAACGATACCAA